CCCCAGGCTGCTGTCGTATTGCCCCGTGGTCGACTTGATGTCGTCCGACGCCCCCATCTTGGCCTGAATAAGCCCCGTCTGCGCCAGCGGAGGTGGCGCGCGCTGCGGCAGCGGCAGCGGGTTGCCGAGCGCGTCGGTCGCGTCGGCGTTGACCTCCAGATACGGCCAGTTGTTGACGTTGGCCGTCTTCCACTGCCCCTCATAGCCCTCAAACTGCCCGCCGTAGCCGATAAACGGGGCCTTGGGGGCCAGCGCCAGCATCTCGGCCTCCTGGCTGGTCCAATAGTTATACATCCGCTGCGCGTCCTTGGCGTTGCGGATAAGGCCGGAGATGTGCAGCTCGCCGTCGATCTCGAACTCGTTGCCGACGACGCGGATCACGGGGATCCACTTGCCCGGCCAGTCCTGCTCTTGCAGCACCTCGAACCCATTGGTCTTGATCCACTTGATCGTCTTGCGGTCGACCGTGCGGGTGCGCGTCGGCTTGCCGAACAGCAGCCGGGCGACCTTGTCCTCGCGACTGCCGTCCATGGCCGTCAGGCCGTCAGGGTAGAGGTTGAGCGTGCCCGGCTCGTGCTTGACGTAGAAATACTCGGCGATGCGCACCGTGTCCTGACTGAGCCATTGGCTCAGGGACGGGTCGCCGACGCCCTGCTCCTGTATCGACCGCACCGAGGCGTCGGGGAACTGGCGCTCGTATTCGTCTTTGGTGACGTCCTGCGTGATGAAGCACCACTGGGCGTCCGCGCCCGTGGGGTCCTGGATCATCGGGTCCATATAGACGCTGAACGAGTTGCGGATGCGACCGATGCGGATGTCCTGATCGAAGGTGTTGTCGTCGCAATACTCGGTCAGCAGCCGGATATAGCCCTCGCCGTATGTGACCTGATTGTCACAGGCTGTGTCATAGGCGACATCAGCGTCCGACGCATACTCGATGTGGCGCACCATGCCGTTGAAAATCTCGGCCACCTCGATGTCGGCGTTGTCGTCCGACGGGATCACCTTGCCGGTAGGCCGGTTCTGGCGCTGGTCGTTGGTGACTTGCCTGACGTGCTGCGGCAGCTTGTTGATCGTCAGGCACGGACGCGAGTTGATCGACATGCCCTGGCTGGAGGCACGGCTGGAGAGGACGTCACTTGGCCACTGATAGGAATTGTCAGATGACCCGGCCATGAACCGCAGGTCGTCCAATTCTGCCGCTCGGCTATCCCCATAGGCTGCCACAGCAACATTCATGCGAGACCGCATGGTTGCCAGCAAATCCTTTTCTACGTCTTTGCGATCAGCCATCGTGCCGGTTGCCTTTGCGCATATTTTCGCTCCCGGAGATTATTTGCAGGTTCCACGGGACGTGAAGCCCCGAGACATTTTTTCCGAGAAGCGGCACGATATGGTCGACATGCCAGCACAAACCTGTTGACGCCGTTTTTTCGGCGGCTTCCGCGTAGATTGCCTTGATCGCGGCAAAATCATCTGCGGTCAACCACGCTGGCGTCCGCTGGAGCTTCATTGCGCGGCGCTCGGCGGCTTTAGCCCGCCTATGCGCCGGGTTGCGCAGTTTCCATGCGCGGGAAATGCTCAGGTATTTCTCGGGGTTCGCGGCCTGCCAGCTATCGTTCAGGGCCTTAACCTTGTCGGGGTTGGTTTTGCGCCAAGCCGCAACGCCGGCGCGGACTTTCTCTGGGTTTCGTGCGTAATAAGCCCGCACATTGGCCCGGTGCTTGGCTTTGTTCGCCTCGTTCCACGCCAGTGCAGCCTCGGTTGCGCAGGTGACGCACTTCTTGCTCACGGCGTAGCGACCGCAGACGTGGCCCTTTTTGCAAGGGACGCCGACATCATACAGTTCTACGGGTGCCTTGGCCATTAACTCGACATCCATGAGGATTGCGTCGGAGCGTAGTGCCTTTGCGGCGTTTTGTCGACACGCGCGGTGGACGCCACGGGGAAGGCGAAGGTGACGCAGATCGCGTCGGCGGCGTCGGGGCTTTGCAGCCCTCGCGCGCGCATGTCCTTCTTGCTCTCCAGGAACATCGTCCCCCGGCTGTCCGGCTTGACCAGAGGCGAGATCAGGTCGCTTTTGAGCAGCCGGTCGGCGGGGATGGAGGCCGTCTTGAGCCAGTCGCGCATCGCGCCCCACATCTCGGCCCGCTTGTTGCCCCACATCAGCGGCTGCCGGGAGCGCATCCCGAAGTTGACACCCCGCACCTGCTTGTAGCGCTGCTCCTTGAGCCGGTCGACCACGCCGCCGCCCACGCCGCCCTCGTCGACCACCACCAGCGCGGGGTTGTGCTCCTCGATCGCCTCGATGACCCGGCCCACCACCTCCATGGTGTCCGCGCCCCGGTGCCGCTTGATGCTCAGGATGTCGCGGCCCTTGCGCACGGCGATGACGGTGGCGTCCGACCCGAACCGCGCCGGGTCCACGCCGATGATGATGGGTGCCGTCGGATCCTTTTGCGGCGTGCGCTCCATGGCGTCGTCGACCAGACTGCTGGAGATGAACTGGTCGTCGCTCTCGTTAGGGAACACCCCGTAGACTTCGACGTGCGCCTGGGGGCTGTCAGCCCCGTATTCGTCTATGATGCGCTCGTAGACCTTCTGGTCGGTGCCCTCGACGGTGCGTGCGTCCACGATCGTGGTAGACCAGAACGCCCGGCGAGCGTGGAACGCTTCGTAGAAGTAGCCGGTGTTGCGGCGGGGGTTGGAAAACGCGAACCAGAAGCGATCCGGCGTGTTTTCGGTGAAGAAACCGTCCGTGACCGACCAGATCGCGTCGGGGATGCCGCTGGCCTCGTCGAAGATGACCATGACGCCGTCGTAGTTGTGCGTACCTGCGTAGGCGTCGGGGTTCTCAGCCGACCAGAGCTGCGCGTGCGCTGCCCACAGGCGGGTGTCGCGGTTCAGATCCTGCTCGACGAGGGTTGTGAGCCACTTCGCCATCGTGATCCGGGTGGCGATAGGCTCGAACCAGTGCCGGTTGAGGGCCATGGAGGCCCATTTCGTCACCTCCGGCCACGTTTTCGTCGTCAACTGCGCCTCGGTGTTGGCCGAGACGATGGTGGTGGACCCGATCCGGGTCGTCAGCATCCACAAGACCAGCCAGGAGACGAGCGCGGACTTGCCGATGCCGCGCCCGGAGGAGACGACCTTCCGAAACATGTCGAAGTCGAGCTTGTTGCCGTTTTGGCGGATGTGGTCGGCCAGTTGTTGCAGCAGGTCGCGCTGCCATTTGCGCGGGCCGGTGAACTTGGCGAGCGGCGTGCCCTGCTGTCCCCACGGGAAGGTGAACATGACGAACGCGAGGGGGTCGTTCTTGATGCGCGGAGACCACATTTGGGCCATCAGCGTGGTTTCGTCCTCGGCGCTATATTTCGTCGACTGCAAAAGCTGTCCCTTCGATGGTCAGGGCGTCGACGCGCGCGTTGGCGAGTTCGAGGGCCTTGAGGACGCTGATCTTGTCGTCGACGGTCACGTCCAGTTGCTGCTTGGCGACCCAGTCGTGCCGGTGCTTGAGCAGGTCCAGCGCCACCTTGGGGTCCTTGCCGTGGGTGGCGGCGTCGTAGAGCACTTCGGCCAGTGCCGCCTCGCCGTCTGCCGCGCCCTTCTCCTGCGCCAGCTCGACCAGCGGGTCCATCTGTGCCAGCCGCCGGAAGTCGGAGGGCTTCATGCCTGCGGCGTAGGCGATGCGGTCGCCTTTCAGCCCTTTGCGTGCCGCCTCGTAGACGGCGGTCAGCCGTTGCTCGGTGGCCTGGAGCGTGAGCGGCTCGTGGGTGAGGGACAGGAAGCTCATGGCTGCTACGATATATGCTGGGGCAGAAATTTCAAAAAATAAAAAAATGTTCACGGGCGGTCCCTAACGCATTCGCTTTTCGCTCGGCCCTCCCCCTCCCCCCTCGCGCGCGCCGGCGCGTTGGTATCGGCCTAGCATCCTACGTCTGCGAGCGTAGCAGCTCCAAGCCTAGCAGCGAGCGCGCCTGGCGTTGCACCATATCGACCTAGCGTAGGGGGCGCATACGTTGTGGCCATATGGCTAGGCAATGACATTGCCTAAAATGTTTCTAGGCGGCGCGTCAATGGGGTTGACACTATGGCATTAGTGCTATCTAAGACGGGGCAAGGCACTACCGCCTTAGAGGGAATGACAATGGCATACGCATCTAGCTTCGATCGTTTCGTTTGCGCCGGCGACACAATCTCCGCCGACGTTGACGGGTTCACCGCCACGGCGCGCATCGTGCATGACGAAGGCACCCGGCCCGACGACTATGACTGCTATGATGACGCAAACGTCGCGGCCTGGCGCAATGATGAATGGTTTTATTGCGGTGTGTGCGTTCAAGTCTCGCGCGCTGGCGTTGACTTGACGGGCCCATACGGCGCGGCGGTTTGGGGGGTTGAGGCTAACTTCCCGGGTTCCGATAACGCCTATCTGACAGAGATTGCGACGGACCTTATCCCGGAAGCTATTGCGGAGGCGCGCGCCGCCATGGCGCGGCTAGTGGCCGACACGCTCTAAAATCGCCAGCAAGGGCCGCTAGAGCGCATCTAGCGGCCTAGGCGGTCACCATACCAAACGGGCGCGGGATGCGCCCTTACGAGAGGGAAACACCATGCAAACCGTGACCGCCGAATATCTGGACGGCATCCGCGAGGGGCGCGCGACATTCCGCGAGCACGGGATCTCGGTCGCGGCGGATGCGCTCGCTACGCTCGCCGAACTGTGCCGGCGCTTTGACGCGTCATCGCCAGTCGGCCAACTGTATCGCGGCGAGCGCGATTTCTGGCGGGCCAAAATCCGCAACGCCTAACCCTGGCGCAAACGCCCAAAAACAGACGCCGCGCGGATCCATCTGCGCGGCGTTTCGATTGTCACGGCGATTGTCACGCTGAAATCGCTCTCTGGTCAGGCCACGACAGGGTTTCGGCTCACAAATAGTCATATTGTCACTTGGAAAAAAGTCTAACTTGCTGCGCGCCACACGGCTAGGATTTATACCCGTATAATATTACTTTTCTAACTAACTCTTATCTTTCCATGACAATATGACAATCGCACGGCGGCAAACACCCGCGCTCACTGGACAGCGGCGATTGTCATCCGACCGCGCCGCCATGACAATCGGCGACAATATCGGCCCCCTAGATGACAATCCGCGCCAACCGCTCGCCGCAGTCGCGCCACAATCCCGCCACAATCGAAAGTGTGCTTTGAAAAGTCACAACCGGCGGACGAAAGTTTGGCGTCCTGGCAGATTTGCGTGACAATAATTTCCGCCTCCGTTTTCGGTTAGGCGTAGGCCTACGCCTAACGATAAAAAGACACCGCGTCAAGGGCCGAAAAGAGCTGTTGACACGCATGGCAAGGCTGCTAGGTTAGTGTCACCAATCACGGAGAACGACAATGATCGATCACGCAAAGGCCCTAGGCTTTACCGTTCGCAAGTCTGACTGGATGGACGAAACGGAAACCGGCGAGCAAGTCGCGCGCACGACGTGGGACTATTACGCGCCCTGCGGCGGCGAGGGCGATGTGTTTTACGACACGGAGGCGGAAGCATGGCAAGGCGCTGTCGATCACCTCGCCTATCTGTTGGCAACGCGCCAAGGGCTGCAACCGTGACCCGCCGCCCTCTCTCGCCCGCCATGGCCCAAGCCCTCGCCGACTTGCGAGCGGCTGGCGCGGACGGCCTCCGCGCGGCGCACACCGACGCCAGCCTATGCGCCCTGGAGCGTCGCGGCCTCGCGCGCACCAACCCCGCCGCCGACCGCGTGATGACAGCTCAATGGCTGTTGACATACCCCTAGCAATCCTGCTAACGTCACCGCTCTAACCGATCACACACAAAGGCTCACACCATGACAAACGACACCGACGCATACGAGCTGACCTTGTTCGCCAAAAACGACGGCGACCTTTACCGCTCGCGCATCCAGCCGATCATCCTGAACCTGGCCCGCAAGGTCGCCGCCGGCACCTTTGACGCCGACAAGGCGTTGACACTCTGGCGCTACGCCGCCGACGACGCCGCGCAACGCTACACCCGCGAGCATGGCGCGCTTGGCCCGCACGGCTCTTACGGTTCGTTCAGCGTCGCCACGCGCAAGGCTTGCGCCGCCATGCTGGCCGAGGGTTACGCGGACGGCATCGCCGAGGAAGCGCAAGCGATCGTTGCCAAGGTGCGCAAGTGACCCGCCCCCTTCGCGTCTATGACGCCGCCAACGAGCTGGCCCGCGTCGCGAACGCCTCCGCGTTCTGCGTCGCCGCTATGCGCCGCGAGAAGCTCAACCAACACGCCACCCTTTACACGTTCCTTGACGGGTCGCGGATGCAAGTGAACCACACGCGCGGCACGGGCGACGCATGGCATCCGGAATGGAAAGGGACCGCCGCCGACATACACCTAGGCCCGCTCAAAGGAGTCGCGCTCAAGATTAACGCCCGCGCCTGACGCGCCTTCTTTCCCGCCATGCCTCGCGCGTGGCGGGTTTGCCGGACGGCTATTCCGCCCGACCGCCACAAAGGACACCACCCCGATGACACCGCTTCTAGAACCCGCAAGGGCGCATCACCATCACGACAAAGACAAGGACACATGGCGGCTTTGCGCCCGCGTCGCCGTTGACGTGCCGTTCCTCGGCGTAACGCTCAAGAGTGGCACCACCCTAGCTGACATTTTCCCGACCGAAGCGAGCGCGACCGAAGCCGCTTCCCGGTTCCAGAAACGATGGGAAGCCGCTGGCGTGCTTCTCGGTTGGAGGGCTTGAACCATGACCATGAAAACGATCATAGACACCCTCGAACGCGCGCGGCTCGCCGCCTCGCCGTCTGACCGCTTCGACTTAGGCGACGCTATCGCCGCGCTGGACGCCCTCGCGGATATTATGACCCGCGACGGCTACACGCTGGACGACGTGCCGGCGGCGCTGGACGACCTGAAAGCCCTTCGCGATCACGTCGCGGCGCAACCGTTCGAAACGACGGACATGGACGACGGGACGACCTTGGTCGAGAGCCTGACGCCTGACGCCTTCCCCCACTGGCTTGGCGAGCTGGAAAGGCTCGCGTCATGACGATCGTCGCACGGTTCAAACAAGCCACAGGCATGAGTGACCGCGAGCTGGCCACGCTGCTAGGCGTCGCGCGCTCGACGGTCCAGGCGGGCCTCGCCGGCAAGCTACGGCTCAAGATCCCCGACGCGACGCGCGAGGCCCTGCTAACAGTCATCACCGACCGGCAACAGGCCCTCGCGCAGCTCGCGCACGACTTGACACCTAAGCAAGATTGCTAGACCTTGCCCCAACCAATCACAGGAGAGACGACCATGAGAGACCCGAGAGACTGTTATGGCGGCGAGTGCGCCGGCTGCGGCGGATGGTTCCGCGATGAGGACGACCTGAACGAAGACCTGCTCTGCGAGTGCTGCGAACGCGACGCCGAGGCCGAAGAGGAGGCCGAGGCCGAGTATCGTCGCCATGAAGCCGCCGCTGAGCGGCTGGACCGGGATTGGTTCGACATGGCCGTCGACATCACGGGGGTGGCACGATGAAAACCGTAAAGCACACTGGCGCCCCGTGGGTGGTTCGCTGGCGCAACGACCGCCTAACGACGGTCATAGGCCGTCAACGGTTCCCGATCTGTGATACCGGGACGTCACCCCCCGGCCAAGCCAACCCCCGGCGCGAGGAGGCAAACGCCTTTCTCATTTCCGCGGCCCCTGATTTGCTTGTCTGCCTCACGGAGATCGTCGTCGGAATGTCCGGCTACGCAGCGGCGGGCAGTCGGGCCGAGCAGTCGTTTGACCGCGCCCGCGCAGCCATCGCTAAAGCGCATGGAGCAGACCAGTGATCCTCAAACCGCACCCCGTCTACGGCCTGCCGCACGCGATCGCGACCGACTACGACGGATCCTGTTCGTTCGAGCGGTGCATGTCATCCATGACCGCGGCCATAGGTCAGCTCGAACGGCTGGACCCGGCCAGCCTCGACGCCGACCAGGCCGACCGCCTCCACGCCGCCGCCATGCGGCTGGCATCAGCATTGAAGGACACAGAGCAATGATCGACATGCAAGATCCCCGCGATCATCGCCGCGTCGCGGCCATGACCACCGACCAGGCCAAGAAGCGCCGTTACACAGCGCCCGGCACCCCTATGCGGGCGCGCCTGGCCAGATATGTCGAACCTGACCTGAACGGCGGTTGCATGCTTTGGAGCGGCGCGGCAAGCGAGGGCTATGGGACGTTACGCATCGCCAAGAAAAAAGTGTTTACGCACCGGCTTTCTTGGGAACTGGTGAATGGCCCGATACCTGACGGCTTGCACGTTCTCCACCGTTGCGATGTGCGGGCCTGCATCAACCCGGCGCACCTGTTCCTTGGGAGCAACGCCGACAACGTGGCCGACATGGTGGCCAAAGGCCGGAACAGCGCCGGCGAGCGAAACGGGCACGCTAAATTGACGCGCGCCGCCGTGCAGAATGTTTCTGCCCGGCTATTGGCGGGGGAAAAAGGATCCGCAATCGCGCTCGCGCTTGGCGTCTCCGCGCGGGCAATCTCAAGCATAAAACAAGGACGATCGTGGTCTTCGGTGACTGGCCGAGCAAAGACCGCACGCCAGGGGGTATCCAAATGATCGACCATCACACACACGTTTGCCACCGCATGAAAGCGGCTCAGGCCACAAACCAATCCAATCGCGGGTTTGACTTCCGCCCCTCCGACGAGCCTCACATCGCCTTCCGCGCCGTAGCCGAGGTGCTGCGCCCGCGCAGCCTCATCATCCTGCTGGCCCTCGCTGGCTGCGTTAGCCTGTGGTGGCTGTGATGGGGGCGAAGCATACGCCGGGGCCGTGGTCGATTGACAGAACTAGCGAGCGTCACGGACAGCGCCCGTATGGCATTAGCGCCGGAAAGCGCGGACCAACGCCGAAAAATATTGTCAACTGGGGTGGCGTGGCTGCGCCCACTTCTCAAGAAAGCGAAGCCAACGCCCGCCTTATCGCCTCCGCTCCTGATCTGCTGGAGGCGGCACAAGGCGCAGATTTGTCCGCTGTCGATATTGACGCGGACATGGTGACTATTTCTGGCGCGTCGTATCGCGCCCTCCGCGACGCTATCCGAAAAGCCACAGGAGAAGCACCATGACCCCCGACGAACTCCCCGCTGATATGGAGGCCCGCACCCCTGCACCAGAGGGGGAGGCTTGGCGGACCGTTCCGATTGAGCCGACAGAGGCGATGTTGGTAAATGGCCGCGAGGCGCTGATGCCTCTCGTCCGGTTGGACAGTTACGGGCCGCTCATCGGCATCTGGAAAGACATGCTCGCAGCATCCCCTGTCGTTCCGGTAGGGAGCGGGGAGAGTGAGCGAAGGTTGGTCGGTCAGGATTACATTAACGCGATCAAGGCTCACCGGGTTGAACACGACTCGTCTTTGGCGGTGGCCCGCAACGCTGTTGACTGCGGCTGGCGTCCTCCCGCTCCTGTCGTTCCGGTAGGGGTGAGCAGGGAGGAGATTGCGCGGGCCGTTCACCGAGGGCGGTTCCCCGAGGATCGTAAGCCCACGCCCTTTGAGGCTGAAGACGCATCGGGCACGACCTACTGTTTTCGCATTGCCGACGCCATCATCGCAGCCCTTCGCCATACCGATACAGGGAGGGAGTGATGAGTGAATACGGCGATATGTGCCGGGACATTCGCGAGGCCAAGCGCGAGGCTAGGGCCGCTCACGGCGTTCCGTGCCCGAAGTGCGCTGAGGTCAGGCCGAAGGCTTGCCCGTCCATTCTCTTGCCCGAACAGCGGTGCAAGGTGGACGGCTACCGCGACCCTCGCAAACGGACCCGCGAGACTGAATATCTAACCCGCGTGGAGACCCCCAATGACCACCCCTGACATAGCCGGTCTGTGCGAGAGGCTGAACACGCTCTGGCTTGAACTGAACGACGCTCACGCCGAGCCGCCAGCAACCGCGCGCATAATGAACGCGCTCCACCAGAGCGCCAACACCCTTGAACGCCAAGCCGCTGAGATAGAGAGGCTGCGGGAGCTTCTGCGCTGTATCCGCGACACGCCAGCCAACGAGTTTGACGCGGTTGATGTGGCCAACCGCATCCGAGCCGCCCTTACAGGAGAAGACCATGACTGACACATGGCACACCGAGCTTGAGCAGGACGGCGACAGATGGTCCTTCACGCTCACTCAGAACGGCATCTGGCACAGCGGAGGGCGGAACTATCGAAGCCGCACCGCCGCGCTCAAGGCCGCTGACTGGCACAAGCTCCCGATGACCGCCGGCGCGTCGATCGCCGACCGACTGCGGGAGGCGGGGCTGTGATGAACGGAATCCGTCTCGCCAGGAACTTCCTGCTCGCCGGCGCAGCGGTCGCCCTGCCCATCATAGGGCTTGTGAACCTGCTGATCCCAAGCTAATCTCTGACCTCGCCTCCCGGCGAGCCTTCTGTGATTGGTTGGCTTTAGGCCCGCGCTGTTCCCTCGGCGTCC